TTCTTGATCACCTGCCCGAACTGGCGTATCGCCGTCAGCTTGCCCTTCAGCTGGCCCTCAACGTTCGCTGCGCCCGAGAGCTGCACCAGGCCGCCACCCTTACCCGTGGTGTAGGAGCCGGTGGTGTCGAGGCCGCTGATCGCCGCGTAGGACTGCAGGGTGCCCTTGGTGTCCTTGGCATAGGCCCGGGCGTTGGCGATGTTGTGGCTGATGTCTTTCGCCCGGGTGGCCAGCTCCGCCATGCGCCGGCCCTGGTCGGTGATCGTCTTGTCGCGCCACCGCTGGTGGGAGCCGTTGAAATGCTCATTGATCGCCTTGAGGAAACGGCGGATGTCAGCCCAGATCGCCGCGTTAGTTGAGGCCTTCTCCAGTGACAGCATGATCGACCTGGCGGTCGAGCTGCCTGATGCGAACCCCTGCACCGCACGGGAGGTCGACACAGCATCGAGGATCTGCTCCCCGCCTCGCAGGTTGATCAGTTCCGGGCCCCGCTCGCCGACGACAGCAAGCCCGGCCTTCGCGGCGTTGGTGCCTGCGGCATACCAGCCGAGCGCCTGCTCATGGGCCCATGCTGCGGCAGGTGACCCGTACCGGCCCTTGATGTACCCGAGGCCCCACCGGATCTGGGTCGCGGGGTTGGTCAGCCAGTCCGCGCCGGCGCTGGCCATCTTGGATGCGGGGAGGGCCTGCGGGATGCCGTACGCGCCGCTGGTCGGGTTGGTGGCCCGGTAGTTCCACCCTGACTCCCTGGTCCATAGCTTGTTCAGGAAACCGAACTGCCCGGCGCCCCACCCCATCGCCGCGGCCATCCGCGCGCCGAGGTTCACCGCGCCGCCTGACGTGGTCCCGCCCCCGCCGCCGAAGATCTTCCCGAGCAGTGAGTCGAACAGGCCGCCGAGCTTCCCCAGCACCTTGAGCGCCCCGGCAGGCAGGTGCGCCAGGGAGACGAGGCCCTTTTTCACGATGCTGCCGAGGGCCTTCGGCATCGAGCCGAACAGCGACGTCACAAACCCGCCGATGTCATGGGACATCATGCCGCGGACCAGGCCGGCGATGAGCTGGAAGCCGATGCCGTGGAACACGGTGCTAGGGGATTTGATGCCGAAAAAATGCTTGACCCAGTTCACGATCGGGTCGACCACGGCGCCCTTGATCCACGCGCCGATACCGGCGATCTTGGCGCGGATCCCGCCGAGCAGCCCGGTGATGATGTGCCCGCCGGCGTTCAGGAGCCACCGGCCCGCAGAGTCGAACGGCTTGAGGACCCAGCCGATCGCGGTCCCGATGATCCGGCCGACGAACCGGCCCATCGACAGGATGCCGTTGCCCAGCCCGCGGAGCATTGACTGCGCTTTCTCATACAGCCGGATCGCATACACGCCGACGCGGGTCGGCAGCAGGTCCAGCCACCGCCGCAGGGCACCTGAGGCCTCAGGGAGGACATGGGTGATCCCGTCGAGGATGCCCCCGCCGATCGACCGGAGCAGCCTCAGCCCGCCTTTGCGCAGCGGCGCGGTCAGGGACTCCAGGCCCTTGAGCATGGGGGCGAACGCGCGCAGGAACGGGATGTGCTCCAGGAGCCGCCCGAGGATACCGGCGAGTTTCCCGCCGAACGGGAGGACCGCGACGACACCGATGATCACGTCGAGCCAGTGCTTCTCCCAGAACGACGGGGAGAACAGGTCAGCGCCCAGGTTCGACAGGAACCCCAGCGCGAACCCGGCCGCGTTCCCGCCGACCATCTTCCCCATGTTGGTCCAGTCCAGCCCCGACAGGACGTTGACGATCAGCTTCCCGAACTGGCCGGCGCGGGAGGACAGGCCGGTGATGGCGTTGCCCAGGGCGTTGCCCAGCGCCTTCCCGAGGCTCGCGCCGAGCGACGGCGGGGGCTTGACCTTGGCCATCCCGCCGTAGAACGTGTCGAACCGGGAGGACTGCAGGCCGGGCCCGGCCGGGGACGGCCCCAGGTTCGCCGAGGGGTGGAGCAGGTCAGCAGTGACCGGCTTGGGTTTGGGGCCCATGCCAAAGAAAGCGAGGACCCGGTCCCAGTCCTTCTTGATCGCGTCGACGGGTATCAGGGCGTGGAACACCCCCGACACCCGCCTAGCAGCGGTGACGGCGCCGGGGACGACCGTCGAGGCGAGGAACCCGGCGAACCTGGTCACCGGGGGCAGGAGCGCATCGCCGATGCGGATGCCGATGACGTCGATCTCAGTCCGCAACCGGGCGAACTGCGCCGCGGCGGTCTTCGACTGGGCCTGCACGGCAGGCCCGAACTTGCCCATGCTGGCGTTGACCTGGTCCTGCTTGCGCTTCAGCACGTCGACGTTGTTGAGCAGCGTCATGATCGCCGAGCTGGACCGGCCGCCGCCGAACGCGTGGGAGATCACCGCGGCGGACTGGGTCGCGGACAGGCCCGAGTCGTCGAGGTGCTTTTTCAGCAGCTCGACCGCGGCGACGATCCCGCGGGGGGACCGCATCGCGTTGGCCAGGTCAGTTGAGGACAGGCCGATGGTCTGCAACGCCTTGATCGCCCGCCCGGACGGGGCGCCCATCAGCGACAGGGTCATCCGCAGCCGGGTCGCCGCGTCAGACGCGGGGATGCCCTCATCAGTCATCAGCGCCAGCGCGGACCCGATTGAGGTCAGGCTGACCCCGAATGTCCGCGCTGAGGGGAGGATGCCGGTGCCGATGGCATCGATGAAGTCCTGCATCCGCATGTTCCCGGCGCCGATGATGGCGTTCACCGCGGCAGCGGCCTGCCCGAAGTCACCGGCGCCCTTGATCCCTGACCGCCACGCCCCGGCGATCGCGTTGGTCGTCTCCTCCAGATCGGCCCCGCCAACAGCCGCGAGGTCAGAGCTGGCCTTCAGCGCCTGCATCGCCTTGACGTTGTCCAGCCCGACCGACTTCAGGTGATACAGGCTGTTGGCCAGGTCGATAGGTGCCTGCTGCGCATGCCGCTCAGCGAGGCCCAGCACGGCGCCCTGCAGAACCTTGACGTCCCGCGCGCTGGCACCCGCCTGCGTCTGAACCTTCGTCATGGCCGTCTGGAATGTCGTGGCCATCCGGACCGACTCGACCGCCACCGCAGCCGCGGCGACCCCCGCGACCCCGCCGGCGACGGCGAACGCCTTGCCCAGCTTGGCGACCCTGCCCTCCGCATAGGTGGCGTTGTCGCCGGCGTTGCGGAACGTGCGGGAGGCACTGTCCCGGGCGACCAGGTCGTAATACACGCGGGTGATCGTCGACACCGGGACGGCGCCTCCCTCCGGTGATTCGTGATTCGCGAATGACTAGCTGAGGCCGCGCATCATGAGCGTGTTGTCGAGCCGCAGCCCCCCGCCGGGGGACCCGCCCGCTTTCCGCTCCCGCTCCTCGGTTTCCTCAAGCAGGTAGAGGGCCTGCCATTCGGTCAGGGCATAGGAGTCGACTCGTCCGAGGAGTTCGTCGCGGCTGGCACAGCCGAGGGCCCGGGCGAGCTGGAGGGTGAACCTGTAGAAGGGTCCCCGGCGATCACGCCGGCCAGCTCCTCCAGGTCCTCGTTGCTGATGCCGGACAGTTTCGCCGCCACCGTGTAGATCGAGTTGATCGCGTCCGCGCCCGCGGTCTCGCCGAGCTCGTCAGCCTCGTGGTCCGCCCACAGCCGCTCGCCGTCCTCGCCGATGACGCACTGCACGACGACCTTGGTCCGGATGTTGTCGACGTTCGTGACCTCATGCCGGCCCCTGCGCTCGAGGAGGCCGGCCTCGAAACGGTCACGCTGCCTGCCGGTCATCCCGCGGACGAGGACCTCGCCGCCCCACGCGGGGACGGGCACGGTCTCGGTCGGCGGTCCCTCAGCGACCTTCTTCTCGATCGCCTCACGGTTGAGCAGTGCCATCAGTTCCCTCCCAAGGAACAGGACCGCGGTCAGGGCGAGCCTGGCCGCGGTCAGCATGAACGGATTTATGTGCTCCGGGCTGGTCAGAGTCCCCGCCCGGTGATGTCACGGGTGATCGAGTCGATCGTCTTGTTGATCGCGATCCGTGACGCGAACCCGAGCGGCCTGACCACCCGGTAGAAGTACGGGTGGGCAGGCTGCATCACCCAGACATCCGGGTTGCCGAACACCGGGTGACGCCACCTCGGGCGGGTGCCCTCCATGTACTGCGGGAGGGCACCCTCACGGTCAGGCATCTTCCGCCCGTCGACGAAGATCGCGACTGATGCGAGCTTCCCGGCAGTGCGGACCCGCAGGGTCACCGCCCGGGCGATGTCCCGCCGCAGCCCGGCCCGCCTGCCGCGGGTCTGCTTGGAGGGGATCGCCCGGGCAGAGGCACGCACCGCCGGGACGAGCGGGACGGCCGCGGCCCGCAGGTCCCGCCGGAACCTGGCCGTGACCTCCCGGTCATCCATGCGCCGCAGCTCGCGGCCGATGACCCGCAGGTCGGTGCCGGTGTGCGCCAGCCCCCAGCCCCGCGGGCTCAGCGACGGCATGGCTACGGGATCGCGACGTTGATCGCGGGCAGTTTGGTCACCGAGAACATGACCGTGGTCTGCCCGGGCGTCTCAGTGTTGGTCTCGTTCGCGTCGGTCATCACCCGGCACGGGAAAACGTCCATCTTCTGGCCGGTGACATCCCCCTCCCAGAGGACCACGATGAAACCGTTAGTGTCACGGGTCAGCAGGGTCCGCACGTCCGAGCTGTTCTGCGACAGATAGAACGTGATCTGGCTGCCGTTGGCATCCAGCCGGGCCGGGATCTGGCTGGTGAACCGTGACCCCATGTCAGGGGTGTCAGCGGTCGCCGAGTTGATCGCCCAGCCCGCCATCGCCGCGACCTCCGCGGACAGGTCAGTGCCGGCGTTCAGCTCACCGCGGGTCGGCGCCAGGTAGGACGCCGTCGTGGTCATCCAGTAGACCTTGCGGGTCCCGGGCGGGAAATAGCGGGTCGTCGGGGTCAGCGGCGTGGGGGGCATTGGTTACTCCTTCTCGGTGGTGCCCTGGCCGCCGGCCTGGTCGCCGCCGGCGTCGTCCTGGGGGGTGGCTCTGCCTGCCCGCCGCGACCGGTGCGGGGGCGGCTCATGCGCAGCCTGGGCGCCGTCCTGGACGCCCTCGTCCTGGCTGCTGTCCTCAGCGGGGTTCTGCGCCTCCCACTCCGAGGACAGGAGCCATCCGCTGCGCCGGTAGTGCGGTACCGCGACCTCGGGGACCGTGGTGTGCCGGTCCAGCCCAGGGTGATAGATGCTCACCTGCGGCGCCGGGCCGGGCTCGGGCCCGCCGCCGCCGTCCGGGTCCGCCGCGGCCTCAATGGGCTCCCCGTCGGCGCGTTCCCACCCGGACCGGGCATAGATCGCCGCGGCGTCGTCGCTGACGTTGATCTCCCCGTCGACATCGGGGTGACGGAGCGCCGGCATCACGGGATCCGGACGGCGGCGTAGGTGATGCCGGTCAGCGTCCCCGCCCAGGTCACGGTGACCGGCCCGGGCCCGTACACCGAATCGGGCAGCGGGACGATCCACGGCGTGTTCCCCGACGCGACGACCACGTTCCGGCCGGTCACTGCCTGGGAGCCGTCGACGTTGGGGATGGGGATGGTGACGTTCCCCGAGCCGGACCCAGCGAGGATCAGCAGGCCGATCCCCGCCCCGGTGGGGACAGTGTCGACAGCACCGGTGGTGGGCGTCGTCATGGTGGTCTGTGCGCCGGCGTGCGCCGGGCCCTGTACCGCGAGTGCGGTCATGCCGGTACTCCCCTGGGATTGAGTGGCGATTGAGCGGTGATTGGGCTGGCCTCACCGGCTGGTGAAGGCCCGGACCTCGATGTCGAACTGGACTGTCGCGAGCGCCCCGTTGCCGGTCTGCTCATGCCGCAGCCCGCCCGCGGCTGCGCCGGCGGTGAGCTGCATCCCGGCCGGGCTGCCGCCACCGCCCAGGCCCCTGCGGAGCACCACGGCGCCGACAGCCAGGTCACGGAGCCCGAACGCATCACCCCGGGCGAGGACTGAGTCACTGTCGCCGTTGAGGGCCTGCGCGGCGCAGTGGACCGTGTACTCCTCCATGTCCGGGCCGGCCAGGCCCCCGGGGAATGTGGTCGTCGACTCGACACCGGTCGGGTCGAGGGACGCCACGTCGGCTGCCCAGCCATGCCACCCGACATACAGCGCGGTCCTGGCTGAGGTGTCAGGCACACTCGGCCCGTCGACCACGTCAGGGACATGCCCGGCCGCGTCAGTCCAGCCCTGGTTGATGACCTCAGCGGTCCAGAGCTGCACGAGGTAGGCCAGCGCACGCGGGATGGTTGAGCTGTAACCGGTCACCCGCGCCACCGCCGCTGCCACTTGACGCGCAGCATCACCCACAGCGCCCGGGTCGGGCTGTAGAGGGTGACTCCCGGGTCAGACATCCTGGATCGACAGGCCGACCGCGGCGAGGTCAGCCGCGGCGAGCGCCGCGCCGATCCCGGCACCGGAGGAGTTGTGCCAGGCGTTGATCGCCTCACAGGCGAGAACCTGGTCCCGGACATCCAGCGCAGCGATCTGCGTGTCCGTGAGCGCAGCCCGGCCTAGCGCATCGAGGGTCACGTTCGCGAAACTCCCGGCCGCCGGGGGAGTCGCGGAGGCCTCAGTCGGGAACAGGTCAGTGACCGTGGTCGGCTGCGCCCCGGCGATCGTCGGGACCGGCACCGTGACCACCCGCACGTTCTCAGTGTTGGTCACCGTGCCGCGGTAAATCCTGACCGCGATGATGCCCTTCCCGGCCGGCGGCGCAGTCCAGGCGATCGTCGCTGAGCCGTTGAGGACGATCGCGGCCGTGGCCTCAGCGCTGCCTGAGGTCTCCCCGTAGACCGTCAGGAATGTGGCTTTCCAGAAGTACGTCGCCGCGGCAAACGTGCCACCTGTGCCGACCGGGGTCGCGGTCAGGCCGGTGGGTGGTGCGATGCCGCCCGGCAGCGACTTGATCTGGGTGCTGGTCACGTCATACCTCCTGGATGGTCACGCCGGCGGCGTTGGCGATCTTCTGCGCGAGTTGCGCCGCGGTCCCGCCGCCGGCGCAGTTGTGCCACTGGTTGAGCGCCGAGCAGACGTTCGGGGTGACTGCGGCGGGCAGTGCGGCGACGGTGCCGTCGACCTGGGTGACCAGGCCGGATGCCGTGGTGGTGATCGTGGCGAACGACCCGCCTGCGGTCTTCTTGCCCTGGGTGTTCGACACCGGCTAGACCTCCTGGATGAAGACGTTCACGCTGTTGGCCTGCGCCTGCGCGAGGGCCTGCCCGGCGGTCTCGCCGGTCGCGGCGGCGTCGCGCCATGACCCGACCGCCTCGAGTGCGACCGGGAGGTCATCGGGGTTGAGGGTGGCGAGCTGCGGGTCGGCGTTGCTGATCTCGCCCTGCCCGGCCAGGACCACGTTCGCGAACGTGCCGCCCGCGCCGATCTTGATCTGGGTCGTCACCGTCTGTCTCTCCTCGGGTAGCGTGGCTGCCAGGCCGGCGGCGTGCGGGCACGAGCGCGATGATCCGGATGGCCGGCGGGCCGTCCGGGGAGCTGGGAAGTGAACTCCCGCGACCCCCTGAAAGGGCCGCCGCCGGCTCACCCGAACCCAGGGAGCTCGAAGTCCTTGATCATCGCCAGCGCGCGGGCGGGGAGCCGGTAGTACGGGGGGACGACCATCGCCATCTCACCGGCCGCCTCGGCGATGTCGGCGGTCAGGCCGCGGTACTGGGACCACAGGTCGAACAGGACCTCACGGACCGCCTCGATGACCGGCTCAGGGATCTCCCCGTTCCACCCGGCCTTGTAGCTGACCAGCCACGGCCCGTACCAGAACGGCAGCAGCGCGGACAGCCGCAGCGTCCCGGGCCGCAGGCCGATGATGAGCTGCCCGCCGGTGATGGTGTTGGCGTCGCCGGTGTTCCACGACGGGCCGCCCGGGTATGCCGACTTCAGCGACGTGACGGACGCCCGGTCGAAGATCGGGCCGTTCTGCACGCGGATGATGTCACGGGTGGTGCCGGGCACGAACTCATCAGCGAACGTGCGGGGGACCAGGATGCCGACCTTGTTCTCGACGAGGCGGGTCGCGACCCCGGCGAGGTTGCGAACCTGCTCATCGCGGTTGGTCTTGGTCAGGCCGAGCCGGTCGCGGGCATCGTCCAGCGATATGGCTGACCTGTAAGACCGGAAGTGCAGATAGTCGGTCTTGGTGACGACCGGCCCGGTGGTAGCCCATGCCAGCCGGTGCAGGCCGCCCTGGGTGGACACGAACGGGTCGGCGACCACCAGCCCCGGGACGGCCGGCGGGAGCGGCACGTTGCCCGTCACCGTGGTCTGGTCCGGCAGTGTCCACGTCAGCGTCGCCGCCGACGGGCTGGCTGGCTTGCCGTCGTTGCCGACGACGGCGAGAGATGCGGTGTAGGACGATCCGACATCGAGGGTCATGGGCTGCCTCTCGTGCTCGCGCCCGCGAGGGTTCCGCCCGCGTGGCCGCCCGGCCCGGCGCCGGACAGGACCCCGCCGGGCGTGGTGGCGGACGGGCGGCCGCCCGGGCCGGTCCCGGGGGGCTGGGTGGCGGCCGGCCCGGCCGCCTCGCGGGTGGTTCCCGTCCCGCCGGCCACGGGCACGGTCACGGCCGCCGCGGCGGCCAGCGTCCCGGTCCCGGTCATGGCCGCGGCGCGGGTCAGGGCCGCGGCGCCCCGCAGGGTGCCGGTCCCAGTCAGGGTGGCGGCCAGGAGCGGGACGCCCCGCAGGGTCCCGGCGCCGGACAGCGTGGCTGAGGAGGTGAGCCGGGCCGCGGCCGCGAACGTCCCGGCGCCGGACAGTATGGCGGCGGCGCCGAGCCGCGGCGCGGCGGCCAGCGTCCCCGACCCGGTCAGGGTCGCGGCGTCCCGCAGGACGGGCACCCCGCCGAGGGTGCCCGTGCCGGACATGCCTGCCGGGGTGGTGACCGCGGGCCCGCCACCGAGGGTGCCGGTGCCGGTGAGGGTGCCGGTCCCGGTCCCGGTGGCCAGGGTGAGGGTGCCGGTCCCGGACATGGCCGCTGCCGCCGCCAGGGTCCACGGGCCGGCCAGGGTACCCGACCCCGTCATGGCTGCCGCTGCCGCGGCGGCCGTGACCGCCGCCAGAGTGCCTGAGCCGGACATGGCGCCCTGGCCGGCCCGGACGGGCGCCCCGGCCAGCGTGCCTGAGCCGGACATGGCCATGGTGGTACGTACCTGCGGGGCGCCGGCGAGGGTGCCGCTGCCGGACATGGCCGCGGCCGCTGCTGCCACCGGCGCCCCGCCGAGGGTGCCGGTCCCGGTCAGGGTGGCCTGCAAGCTGGTGGTGGCCGGTCCCGTGAGAGTTCCCGTGCCGGTCAGGGTCGCGCCGGCCGGGATGTACGGGCCGGCGGCCAGGGTGCCGCTGCCGGCCATAGTGGCGCTGCCGGGGCGCACAGTCGCGCCGGTGAGGGTTCCCGTGCCGGTCAGGGTCGCGGCGGCCGGCCGGCCGGGCACCCCGCCGAGGGTGCCTGACCCGGACATGCCTGCCGTCGCGGCGAGGACGGGGGAGCCGCCCAGCGTCCCCGAGCCCGACATGGCCTCGGCGGTCTGGAAGGTGTCAGTCTGCGCGACCTGCGCCACGCCGGCGACCGCGTCCCAGCCCTGGAAGGCGACCGTGATCCGGGTGCCGTCATCGGTGAACGCGATCCGGCCGTATTGCCGGCACTCCCCGGACCCGCCGTTGTTGTACTTCTGGGTGAAGGTCCCCTGCTGGAGCCCGCCGCCGATGTTGAGCATCGGCGCGGCGCAGTAGACGGGGAACCCGCCCCAGGTGTTCGCCGTCCCCGGGGTGCACCCCACCAGGTGGCTGTCCCCGTGCCACAGCATCAGGCCCTTGACCTGCGCGGCGTGCGCCGCGATATAGGCCAGGATGGCCTGCCGTTCGGTGTCGTAGGACCACCACTTGTCAGGCCCGGAGGTGATCGACGGGGTGCCCATCCACGCCACGTCGCTGATGATCACCTTCAGCGGCTCGGGCTGGACCAGTTGCGACTGGAGCCACGCGAGCTGGGTCGCGCCGAGCATCGTCTTGGATGAGTTGTCGGTGTTCCCGCCCGGCGACCGGTCGGTGTTCCTGACGTCGAGCATGATGAACCGGACCCGGCCGGCCACCCACGCCTGGTAGAGGCCGTGGACCGGCGAGTTGACCGTGTCGCCCAGCGTGCCGAACGGGAAGACCTGCTGCGCCGCCGCGATGTTCGTCGCGGTGTACGTGTTGTTGCTGTCGCCGTTGTCCGGGCCGGCCTCGTGGTCGGACCGGCAATAGTAGCCCCAGTGCTGCGCCGTCATGTCGGCCAGCGCGGAGTACCGGGCGATCTGCGACTCGAAGATCCCCACCTGCGTGGCCAGGACCGTGGACTGCGTCCCCGAGTAGTCGAGGTCGCCGGTGAAGATGTTCAGGTCCGCGGCGTAGCCGATCCAGTCGGCCATCGCCGTGTCGAGCGCCGGCGGGGTCGTGGTGTCCTGCTCGGCGATGCACGACACCAGGGCGACGGTGAAGTTCGCCGGGGACCCCGAGGCGGGCAGCGTCTTGCACTGCCCGATCGCGCCGACGAGCGACTCGCCGCCGCCGGCCGGCGTGTCCGCCGCCTGGTAGTAGTACACCGTCGCCGCGGCCAGCCCGCCTACGGTGTGCCGCACGTACCCCATGGAGTCGGGGGTTTGCGCCGCCACGAACGACGGGCTGGTCATCGACGGGCTGGTGGAGTACGCCAGCCGCACCGACGTGGCGCCCGACAGTTTCGTGACCACCTGGAAGCCGGCCGCGTCGGGTGCTCCCGCGACCTGCTGTACGACCGTGGCCGTCGGGGTGACGCCGGACCCGGACAGGGCCAGCAGGAACGCGCCGCCGTTCCCGGTCGCGGCGGCGGTGACCGTCTCGGTGCCGGTGGCCCCGGCGGACACCTGCGTCTGGGTACCGAGGATTACGGCGATGTTCGCCGCGGCGGCCGCCGTGGTGGCGTCCTGTGCCACCAGGGCGGCGAACCCGCCCGGCAGGGACATGACCGGCGGGGTGCCGCTGGGCACCCGCACCGACCCGAACAGCATCAGCGTGTCGCCCGCGTTGCCGGTCGTGACCCCGGTCGCCGGGTACGACGAGCCGCCGGCGCTCGCCGCGAACTGTCCCGCGTTGGCCGGGGACGACGGGTCGAACGAGCAGCCCGGGGCGCACACGATGATGCCCTCGGCCGAGTGCGCCGACGACGGCGTGATCGTGTAGGAGCCCGCCGCGGCCGACAGTGCGACGTCGGTCGAGTCGGCGTTCTTGTAGAACAGGGTCCCGGTGATGTTGGAGCCGGTGGTCGGCCCGGCCGCCGTCCAGCCCGCCGACCCGCCGGTGACCGAGAATGTGACGGTGGAGGTCACGTCGGTGACCCACATCATCAGCAGGTCGCCCAGGCCCACGCCCGCCGGCGCGGCCGCGGACACCGTCGTGGCGGTGTTGTTCGTCCCGGTGCCGAACGCCGCCGCGGTGATGCCGCCGGACAGGACCGGCGCGCCGCCCAGCGTGCCGGACCCCGACATCGTGGCCGACCCCGGGCCGAGCGGCGCGCCGCCCAGGGTCCCCGAGCCGGTCATGGCGGCCGAGCCGGCCGTGGACGGCGGCGCGGTCTTGATGCAGGCGGTCAGGATCGTCCAGGCCGCGCTGACCTGTGTGGCCGCCGTGGCGACCGCGGTCGTGGCGCTGGTGGTCTCGGCGGCCACCGAGATCATCACCGACCCGCCGGGCGACTGCTGGACGTTGGCCAGCCCGGCCAGCGGAGACGTCCAGGCCGGAAGGCCGCCCGCGTTGGTCGTGTTGATCATCGTGACCAGCGCCTCGGACGCCTGCGCCAGGGTGCCGGTGGTGACCGCCGGCGAGGTCGACGTGCCGCTGGCGTTCTTGCTGCCCGTCGAGTCGACCGGCGAGGCCGTGGCGTTCGGGACGCCGACGATGCAGGCGTTGAACGACCCGGAGGACCCGGCCCGGGTGACCGTGATCGTGTCGCCGGGGTTGAGCGCGGTGGTGATCTTCGCCGTGTACTGGTAGCAGTTGGTCGTCGCGGTGTTCTGCTGCAACTGGGTGTAGGGGGTGTTCCCCCCCGTATCGGCCACACCCGAGACGCCGAGCGACGTGCTGGAGAAGTTGCAGACCAGCTCGTCACCCACGCTGACCTTGTTCAGCACGGTCAGCGTGCAGGTGGTCCCGCCGGTGCTGCCGCGGGCCGCCAGGTACGGGACCGGCGCCGCCACCGCGGGCTGGAACAGGATGACCGCCCCGGCGAGGAACGCCCCGGTGCCGGTGTAGGTGACCGATTCCGAGAGGACGCCGGCCGCCGGGCTGGCCTGCCCGGTGAACATGAAGTGGGACCGGGTGGTCGTCGAGGCATTGTCGCCCAGGTCGGTCCAGCCGGACCCCCCGCCGAGCGTGTTCGTCGAGCTGCTGGACGTCGTCAGCGACCAGGCGCCCAGCGCGTAGCAGCCGGAGACCGGGACGGCGCCCGCGGCCGCGGTGAACGGGTTGGCCGTGGTACCCAGGGCCTCGGCCACCGTGACGATCGGTGTCGTGCCGTCTGTGCTGGCCAGCTCCATCAGGTAGGCGGCCATAACCGCGAATGTGGTGGTGCCGGTGTTAGTGGCCGAGAAGCTGGGCGCGGCGTCTGAGCCCGTTGCTACCCGGGTGTAGATCCCGACGAAGGCCCGCGCGCTGGCCAGGATCGTCGCCGCGAGCTGCCAGCCCGCGGGGGTCGCCGGGATGCCGCCCGTGGTGCCGCCCCAGTTGGTGACGAGGGCGCAAAGCTGGTCCCCGGCCGTCCGCGGCTGGGTGGCGTCCCACGACGGGGACACCGAGGGCGTGTTCGTGCCGGCCGACACGGCCGGGGCCTGAGCCGTGCCGACAGCAGAGACGTTAGTCACGGCTCACCTCCCCCGAGCGGGTGCTACGGGGCGGTCACCAGGTCGAGCCGTCGCCCGTGATGCTGCCGGCGGGGAAGGTCAGCGTGTTGCCGTTCCCGAGGGTCACGCTCGTGATCGACCCCTGCTGGTAGCGGAGCTTCGTCGCCGCGGAGTCAAACGTCTCGATCGCGACGACCGGGGACCAGGCCGCGCCGGCGGTCCACGACACCGCGTTGGCGCTGGCGATGATCCCGCCGGCGGGGGTGCCGTAGGCGGGGCTGCCCATCGTGGCGCCGCCGGCGGTGTACCCGGTGGCGGACAGTTCGGTGCCGTTCGCGGTGTTGGAGCCCTGCACGGTCATCAGCCGCACGAAGAACGGCGGGGTGACGGTGAACGCGGACCCGCCGCCGGTGCCCGGCGTGTAGGTCGTGGTCGCGGTCAGGCAGAAGATCATCTGGAGGAGCTTGTTGACCAGGTTGCTGCCCGGGCTGGACGTGTTCCGGTCGGTCATGTTGTTCAGGGCCAGCATCAGCACCCACGCGGCCAGGGCCCGCCTGGCCGTCCGCCACGCCCGCATCAGCCCGCGCTCCCGCGGACGGTCGGCGTCAGGACGACCTGGCCGAGGTACTCGACGTCGAGGGGGCGGCACACCGTGCAGCCGTCCGCCTGGGGGCCGCAGTGCCCGCCAGGGCAGTCCTCGCCGGCGGGGGTGAGGACCTTGCACTCGGTCCCGGGTCCGGGGTGGCCGCAGCCGGCGTCCGGGTGCGCGGCGTCGAGGCTGCCCGCTGCGGCGGCGGCGGTGGTGCCGGGGCATGCGTCAGCGGCCGCCTGGTGGTCGTGGGTGACGGTGCAGCACAGGCAGGACACGACGGCCTGGAGGTTGTGCCCGTTCTCGGCGAGGCCGGACGCGCCGCAGCCCTTACAGGTGACCCGGTACATGTCAGCCCTTCTCCTGCTTGTCACCCGGGGTGCGCCGCCCGGCAGGCGGGGTCTTGCGGGCCTTGGCCTTCGCCGCCGCGACCGCGCCGGTCTCGCGCTGGCCGGTCTCGCCCTGCCCGGCCGGGTTGCCGTCGCCGCTGGTGACGCCTGACTTCTGTTCCACCGGACCCCCCTCGTGGTCGTCGCGTGCCGCGGCCGCGCCGCGGTTTTCCTTGATCCGCGCCTCCTCACGCGCCGTGGCCTCCGCGTGCGCCCGCCGCGCCGCGGCGGCGTCCGCGCGCTGCTCGCGGGTCGGGTAGCCCAGCGCGGCGAGCTTCGCCTCGGCGCGGAGCATGGTGGAGTCGTTGCCCTGGTCGCGGGCATTCTCCAGCTCCCCGTAGGCCTCCTCAGCCTGGTGGCCTTTGCCCGGCTCGGTCTCGAAGTGCTCGCGGATCCGCTGCTGCTCGTCCTGGTCCCTCACGTGTCCTCCAGTCGATCGGAATGGGCTGGCCTCCCCCTGCGCCTAGGCCGGCCTCAGCCCGGGGCAGGGCTCGGCCTGCCCCAAGTGCATGACTTGTGCCAGCAGAGGCAGGCAGCGAGATCCCGGCAACCCCTGATGTCGGTGCTGCCGGGATCTGCCGCCGGCCGTGCGGCAGCCTGATGGCCCCCCTCGGGAGGGTGAACGGGGCCGGGCCCGGCGCGCGGCCGCGCTTAGAAGGTGACCGGGTAGTACGGGTCATGACCGCCGCCATGCCCGGGCGGGAACGGGCGCGCCCCGCGGACAGTGAACGCTTCCATCGCCTCATGCCGCAGGGCGAGCATGATCTGCTCGAGGAGCCACCGGGACCAGTTCCGCTCATCATGCGTCGCGGGAGGGACCGGCAGCGGATGAGTCACGGTATAGGGCTCGGCGGGGTGGTCGGCGTCGGTGGTCTCGATGGTGATGATCAGGCACAGGCCCCGCAGCGGCCGCTCCTCCAGCGCGAACGACCAGCCGGGCCAGAACCTGACCTCGGGCACCAGCCCGGCGAGCACGTCGGGATACGGGATGTCCTGCCGTATCAGCTGGCCCATCCCGCTCCCTCCGTGCCCGCCGGTCAGCCGGTCAGAACGACGGCGTGGTCAGCGCCGCGCCCGCGACCTTCTGGACCGCTCCGGTGTAGCGCCGGAAGCTGTACGCGAAGTAGCCGTACAGCACCATCAGCACCCCGAGGGATGCCGCGGCGGGCTGCTCAGCGCGGATGAAGATCGGCGCGTCCGGGTCCTCCCAGAGGTGGCATTCGTCGCTGGCGACGACATACAGCTCATCCTGGTTGGTGCCGACGCCCAGGTTGTTCGGGACGTTGTTGTCCACGATCACCTTGAGCCCCGACGGCAGGACCCCGCGGGGCCCGGTGTTGTAATTCGAGCTGGCGTCGGCGACGCCGCCGTTCCACGGGTACGCGGCGCCCATCTGGTTGATGAACGGGAAGTTCGCGCCGACCTGCGCGGACATCCAGTACCACCGGGAGCTGTAGGTGATGACGTGGGAGGGGATCGCCTGCGCGAGCAGGTTGGCCTCCACCCCGGCGGTCGCGCCCAGGATCTTGCTGTAGAGCGTCGAGATCGACAGGCCCGAGGCGAGGGTGCCGGCGAACGTCCCGGCCAGCGCTGACAGGCCGGTCGTGGCCTGGTTGATCAGCGTCGAGTCGAGGTTTGTTGCATACCGCTTGAAAAGATCTTGCATGGTCACTTCGTCGATGCCGTAACCGCGGTCGATCGCCTGCCGGGACAGGGTCACGTTGCCGGTCGCGGTCTGCACGTTTTCGGTCAGCAGCGTGTCGTTGGGCGCCGTCGAGGAGCCCGCGCTGTTTTCCGAGCCCTGCAGGCCCACGCTCGTCGCGGTGGTCAGCAGCGGGATGTTGACGGTCATGCCCTGGGAGGGCAGCTCGTGCTTGTTGCACACGTCGGCGAACGGCCGCATCGCGGCGACCGCCGGCGCGTACATGTCGACGAGGTACTGCGGCACGACCAGGCCGGCGAAGTTGCCGGTCCCCGCATTCGCCCGCTCCATGTACTCCGACCGCTCGACCCGCTCCTCCTGCATGTGGCTGGAGAGGCGGAACGCCGCGTCGGGGTCCTGGTAGAGGAACTGGCGGGCGACGTCGCGGAGGAACACCGTGCCCTTGCGGTCGATGTCCTTCCGGTAGGTCCGCTCGTTGCGGGTCACTGAGGTCGTCGCGGTGGGCCGGCCCGGGGCGCGTACCCCGGTGTCGATCCGCTGCTCCTGCCCGTGGGCCTGGTCGATCTCCTCAGCCTTGGCCCGCTTGGCCTGGTCGAGCTTCGCGTCGATCCCCACGAGGGCGGTCTTGGCCTCATCGCGGGCCTTGAACGCATCCTCGACCCGGGCGGACTCCTCAGGGGTGAGGCTGGTACGCCCGGCGCGGTTGGCCGCGTCGATGATGTACTTCACCTCAGCGATGGACTTGTCTCGTGCGCGGACGGCATGCTCACGCTCGACCTCAATCGAGGTGATCACATCGTCGATCAGGATTGGCACCGTCTTGTCCTTTCGTCGGTGGGTGCCCGGAATCCCGGCCGGCCGCGCTGTGACTGGCGTTCGCTGGCGGGTCATGCTGCCTGGGCGCGGTGTGCGGTGTGACTGCCGCGCACGCCCAGGGTCAGGCGCCGGTCCCGCTGTGACGGGCGGTCCCGGGGACTGTGGGGGTGCCCCGTTGCCGCACAGGGCCACACGCCGGGAGCCGATCCCCGGGACCTGGCGGTGAAGCGCTAGTCGTCGCCGATCTGGTCGAGGCGGAGCATCTGGGAGACGTAGCTGACGTCGAGGGTCCGGGCTGCGCGGACCACATCAGTCCGGCCGGCCGGGTTCGGGATGACATCAGCGGCGATCGCCGCGGCGGCGCGCTGCGCCTGCGGGCTCGCGTCGATGCGGAGCTCGTCCCCGAACTGGGCGGCGAGCCGCTGATACGCGGCGCGCTGCGCCGGTGCGGGCAGGTGCGCCAGGTCATCGAGGACCTGCCCGGCGCGGGCCATCACCGAGCTGTAGGGCGTCCCGCCAGACCTCTCACCGATGTTGGTGTAGGGGTTAGCCCCGTAATTCACGGCGCTGACATCCCCCCTGTCGAGGTCGACCTGGAGGATGGTGAAGTGCTCATATGACTCATCCCACTCGCCATCCAGCAGCATGAACGCGAACGACATCTCGGTCACGTTCTTGTCATCGATGGCGATGAGCAGGTCCCGCACGTCGGTCCGGTCCGGGTTGACATAGGCGAGGGAGTGCAGCCCGCGGGGGTCCGCGTCGAGGGCCAGCGTCCCGTTGGTGGTCCGGGCCATCGTCATGCCGCGGTGGTTGAGAAGGAACGCAACATCAGGGTTCTGGCTCAGGGTGACGTCGAACGCGCGGGCGTCGATCGTCTCCCCGTACTCCCCGAACATGTCCCACATCTCGTACTCGACGCCGGTCACGCTGGCATACCCGTCGAGCTGCTCCATCGACTTGTTGTTCACCAGCACCGAGGACCGCTCGAAGTACCCGCGGAACGGCTGCATCCGGCCGCGCTCCGCGGTCGGTGCCCGCCGGTCCCCCTCGTATGCGTGGGCGCGGGCCTCACCGGGCCGTGCGAACGTCCGCTGGCCACCGGCGCCGGCGTCTATCAGGTGGGCGTTCAAGTGTGCCTCCACTCCTGCCTTGTCGGCTGCCGGGATGTTGCTGCGCGTGAGCCGCGCCAGCTCAAAACGAACCGCGTCCGGGTCGGCTGGGGAGCCGTCAGCCGCGGGGTGGTGCGGGAACCTGTATGAGTCAGCCAGGCCGGGCTGGTCACCCTCCCACCAGGCATGCATGTGCCGCAGCTGGGCCTCGCCGTCAGCGCGGGCGACCTCACCCGGGCCGTCCCACTGGCCCGCGCCGGTGGTCTGGGTTTTGTGCCGCTCGATGGCGGGCATGCGTGACCTCCCGGCCGGTGACTGGTGGAGTGCCTGACGGTGTAGGTGATGGCCTGCAAAGTTGCCCGGGTTTACCTACACCGCCTCAGCGGGATAGGTTCACCTGGCGGCGGGCCGGGTATGCGACGGGCCGGTGTGATCCGGCAGACCACCGGCGCGAGCGTTGCCGGAACCTGCCTGGCCTGCCGCGCCTAGCGGGACAGCGCGAGCGGCCGGCCGAACTGCGGGCCGGCGGTCCAGGGTGAGCCGGCAGACAGCTCGTCGGTCTGCGGGATCAGGTCACCCTCACCGAGCGGGTCGCCCTCGTCGCCGTAGCCGACTCCGGCGCCGTTGCCCGGGTCAGGGTTCTGCGGCGTGCCGGGCGGCGGCCAGAAGTGGTCGAACTGCTCGACCTGCGCCGCGGTGAGCGGCGGCCGGTTCTCCAGCTCCCTGCCCTCATCGGGGGTGAGGGTGCGCGAGTCGATCTGTGTCTTGATCACCTGCGCCCGGGAGATCGGGTCGAGGCGCAGCAGCGCATCAGCGTTCAGCTTCAGGAACCGCGGCACCGGGAGGAGGGTCGACAGCTTCGCCTCCCGGCGGGTGATCGCCGGGCCCAGGTTCATGATCAGGAACTCAAGGTTCTTCTGGCTGATGTTCGCATAGGTGAACGGGCGGGACTCACCGGTCGGCGCTGAGTCGATCAGCTCAGAGGGGCAGCCGAGGAACCGGGCGACGTCGGTCACCGAGAACCGCTTGGACTCCAGCCAGTCCTGGCTGGCCTGCTGCGCTGAGATCATCTCGTAATCCCAGTCGTTGCCGTGGACGAAGGGCTCATCAGTCGCCATCGCCGCCCGCCACGCTTCCTTGATCGTGGCGATCTCGGTCGTGGAAAGCTGCTTGGCCTTGTTCTGCAGGCGGGCCTTCGGGAGGGCACCGGCGGCGAACCAGTTTGTTGCGAACTCCTGCACCGTGAGGTACTGGCCGATCTCGAACGCGGCGTACTGGATCGGGGACAGGCCGACGTGCAGCCCGGCGACGGTGTACTGCTTCTCATGCCACACCGCTGAGGGCTCGTATTCCTTCATGCCGACTTTGAACTTGTTGATCCGCCCGTCGCGGACCTTGATCGTGACCTCCGCGATCTGCTGGAGCTCGATCTTGCGGGGCAGCCCGAACCCGTCGACCTCAGTGATGAGCCCGACAGTGTTCCCGGCCCGGTCCAGGTCGAACTGTGTCGAGTACATCCACTCGAGCCAGTTGACCTCCGCGCCGCCCGGGTCTGACAGCACCGGCGGCTTGACCGCCTCGACCTGCAACCCGTTCACCTTCCGGTACACGTCCACCGGGAGGGTTGAGATCAGGTCCGCGCGGAGCCTCAGGCATGCCCACACCGCGGAGTGCCGCAGCGCCGTCTCATTGGTGATGACCGGCATGTTTGTGCGGATGAACGGCCGCGGCGGGATGAGGTCCTGCGGCCCCGAGATCCCGAAGTAGCTGGTCGACCGGCGCGCGACCTCCCTGCCGGTGACGGTGCGCCGGCCTGAGACAAGGCCCACTAGCTGCCGCCGACCCTGCTGTCGATGCGCAGAAGGAACACCCCGCCAGCGAGAACCCCAGCCCAGGGTCCGTAAAGCGACCCCAGACTAGCGCCAACCAGCCCGCCGATGCCGCAGGCCGTCATCGCCGAGCCCAGCAGCCCCGGGAGGGCCAGATGAACCCGCCAGGCAGCCGCCTGGATCGCCGCGGCGATGACGAGCCGGTGCGCTACCGCCCGGGCGCGGGTGAGCCA